AAACTGCGTATCCTACGTTAGCTTACGAAGAAGGCAACAAAGTAATAACATCAACTTTAAGTCAAGTGAATAAAGGTAATGCAAAACTTTATCAAGAAGCTATAGGAAGTGAACTAGCAAAAAGAAAAGATGTAGCTGATATAGCTTTTGCAGAAACTGCTGAAGAAGCAGAAAAAGCAAGATTAAAAATTCAAGATGTAAAAAATCAAGTAAGAGCCGAAAAGAAAGCAACAGATTTACTGGAGCTAAAGAACAAAGGTGCAAACGCTTTAGATTGGATTACAAAGAATTTAGGTAAACCACTTGCATATGGTGCAACACTTTTAGGTGGAGTAGGATATGTACAGGAAGCTAGATCTGATTTTTTAAAATACAAAGGTCGTGGCTTCAGTGATATAGGAGCTACGTTGGGTGCAGGTGCAGAAACAGTAAGAGATGTTGCGATTGATGCAATGGCAGGTATGAATGTACCTAGAAACGTAGCACAACTAAGTCTTATAGGTAGTCCTGCAAGTGAGGGTGCAGATGTTTTACCTGCGGGTGAACCTAGAAGAATGGGGATGGAATCTGAATCAGGAGATTTTTTAAGTCAGATGCAAAGTAGTTTACAACCTACTCAAACAGATCAATCACAAGCTCTTAACATAATTGAACAGGATACCAACATAGGTAGCAGAATGAGTACATTTGGCAGAACACCTGATGTATCTCCGGGGTTTGTTACCCCACCTTCTCGATCAGAACTATCTGATGAGACACAACGGCAACAAAACTTTATGGGAGTAACTTAATATGCCTAACAATAACTACAACTATGGTGCTGCTTACATCATGAACTCAGATAAAACATCTGTAAACGATGACATGGGTTCTAAGCAACTATACAGAGAAAGTCTTGAATTTACTACATCAGTAGACCAAGATGCTTTACAAGTCGATATGCCAAAGAAGCAAACTAAACCTACAGTCGAAGCTTCTTTATTTAAAATGGCTGAAGAAAGAGACTACTAATAACAAATAGGTAAATCATGGCTGATGAAAATTTTCTTCAACCTGCTGATGATACAGAAATACCTGTACAAAATCCTAGCGAACAAATGCCCGGATTGGCAGGATATATCAAAAGCAAGTTTGAAGATTCAGAAAATGGCAGACGCAGTTATGAACTACGTTGGTTACAAGCCTTTAAAAACTACAGAGGTATTTACGATTCGTCTACTAAATATAGAGACTCGGAAAGATCTCGTGTATTCATAAAGGTAACTAAAACAAAAGTTCTTGCTGCATACGGACAAATAATCGATATACTTTTTTCTAATAAAAAGTTTCCTATAGTTGTTGAGCCAACTCCAGTACCAGAAGGTATAGCAGAATTTGCACATCAAACAACTCCGTTGGATGAAATAGTTCAACAAGACCCTTATGGGTATGAAGGAGATGGGAGAGAACTGCCCCCCGGTGCTACACAAGCAACTAGAGATTTGGACTTCTTAGGAGGGTTAAAAGGCAGGTACGCTAATGCTAATTTATCTCCCGGACCTTCTCTTGCAGGTGAACCACAAATAAGTCCTGCACAAAAAGCAGCTCTTAATTTAGAAAAACTTATACATGATCAGTTGACAGACACAGATGCTGTTACTGTTTTACGTAATGCTATTTTTGAGTCTTGTTTACTTGGAACAGGAATAGTCAAAGGTCCGTTTAATTCTTACAAACGTATTCACAAGTGGGATAAAAATGAAAATGGAGAAAAAACTTACGCTCCATACGAAAAGATAGTACCACGAATTGAATATGTATCATTGTGGGATTTTCACCCTGACCCATCAGCAACAAGCATAGAAGATTGTGAATACGTCATACAAAGACATCGTATGAACAGACAACAACTTCGTGCCTTGATGAATAGACCATATTTTTATAAAGATGCTATAGAAGAGTGTCTTGCTAAAGGTCCTAACTACGAAGATAAATATTACGAAGATACTATTCGTGAAGATGATACTGAACCATACTTTCAAGAAAACAGATTTGAAGTACTTGAGTACTGGGGTATTATTGATAAAAAACATGCTGATGAAATAGGCATGGAAGGCGTCGAGGAGATGTCTGAATTAGATCAAATTCAAGTTAACGTTTGGACTTGTGGTAATATGATACTTCGTTGTGTTCTTAATCCATTTATGCCTGCACGAATACCCTACCAAGCATTTCCATACGAAACTAATCCATATCAGTTATGGGGAGTTGGTGTAGCAGAGAACATGGAGTTTTCTCAAAAGTTAATGAATGGTCACTACCGTATGGCTATTGATAACTTAGCACTTGCAGGTAACCTTGTGTTTGACATAGACGAAGCAAGCTTAGTTCCCGGTCAAAATATGGATATATTCCCCGGTAAGATATTTAGAAGACAGTCAGGCGTGACTGGTACAGCAATTAACGGTTTAAAGTTTCCAAACACTGCACCAGAAAATATACAGATGTATCAGATATCACGACAACTTGCTGACGAAGATACAGGTATACCGTCAATATTACACGGGCAAACTGGTGTCACAGGAACGGGTAGAACAGCATCAGGTTTATCTATGTTGCTTGGAGGTGCAAGTCTATCTCTCAAAACTGTAATAAAAAATATAGATGATCATTTATTGAAACCCATGGGTGAATCATACTTTCAATGGAATATGCAGTTTACAGATGACGTACCTGAAATAGAAGGTGACCTTGAAATCAAACCTCGTGGTACTGCAGCAGTAATGCAAAAAGAGGTACGAAGTCAGCGATTAACAACTTTGTTGCAAACTGCAAGTAACCCAATGCTTGCACCTTTCATAAAGATACCAAACCTTATGAGAGAGCTTGCTATAGCACAAGACATAGACCCAGATAGTTTGGTTAACGACGTAAGCGAAGCACAGATATTCGCAGAAATACTTAGAGGACTTCAAAATGCTCAACAAGAAGCAAGCCAACAACCTGAATCCCCTGATCAACAACGAGCAGGCATGGAACAGTCTGGAGGAGTACCTCCGGGAGCTAACCCAAATGACGATTCAGGCGTTGGTGGCGGCACGATCGGAACTGGAGGTGTTCCAACTGCAGGGGAAACTGGCTTTACTGGAACAGATCAAGAGACTTAAGAGTGACCATGAAGCTGTAGTAAGGATGAAAAGTGTCGATTGAATCAATTATAAAAGATTATATGTTCAAACAGCTAGGAGCAGCGGCAGCGTTTAGGCTTGAAGATGAACTTCAAATACCTTCTGTTGTTAACTTTGCACCTTTAGCTATAGCTCCTATTCCTACTCCGTTTGGAGAAAGAAAACGACCTTCTTTTCCTATATATGGTAAAAGAAAACCTTCTGCAGAACAGGGTATTGTTCCTGAATATGAACAAGATACAAGTGGAGGCCCTGATTACGAAGCTGTTAACATAGAAGATTTACCTACAGAGTTAGAATCTTTATTAGGAGGAACAGGTAAAAGTGGCAAAGTTGACGTTTTTGGAAAAGATTTTCAAATAGGCCCTAAAGGTACAAGGGCAACATTTGGAGTAGTACAAGCTTTTGATCCGGGGAAAGCATTAGGTCAAGTTGCAAGTTTGTCTGGAAGTTTTATAACAGCAGGTTATGCAGGACAAAAAAATTTAGAACAACTTCAATACGCACAAGCTATGGCAGGCTTGGGTAAAAAAGGTTACGGTGTGGGAGTTGTAAACAATCAAGTTATAGGTGTAACTCCTAGTAATATTATTGGTACAATACCTAACGCTAGTCCAAAAGATATGGAAAAAATACGAGAAATGCTTACTGGTAAGTCAGGTCCTATGGCAGCAGGCATTGAGTCTATGAAATCAAAGTTTTCTCCGACAGCTACATTCACAGATGCTGAAAAAAAATTCCAAGACGAGATTATGGATTCTAAACTACCTGACGAAGTAAAAGCAGAAATATTAGGTTTTGATCCTACGGGCAGAGGAACTTATGCTTTTTCTCCGGGAAGACTTCAAGCACAATTTGGTGTAACAACCCCTCAAAGTTATAGGCAAGCAGTTTCTTACAAAGATTTTGCTAAGGATTATAAAGCAGCTCAAGATTTTAGAAATGATATGATGACTCAACCAAGTTTTAATTTTGGTCTTGAGACAGATATAGTTGCTCAAGATACCCTGAACAATCCTATGGGAATAAACATTGGTATTGATATGAATAATATTACAGGTGTAGGCACAGGAGTTGGAGCTACAGGCGACTTAGGCGGTGGTTATGGAGGACCTACTGGAGGACCTAGTGGTTTAGATGCGTCTTCAGGAATTGGTAGCGGAGGTTCTTCTGATAATGAATCAGGCGACAATCAAGGTGGTGGTTTTGGAGGTGGTGGTTGGACTGCATACGGTGGCAAAATAGGAACTTCTAAAAATGGATTCACTTCAAAAGTTGAAGTAATTAAAGGTGTAGGACTTATTAAGCCAGAGCAAACATTTATGGATACTGATGTAGTAGATGATAGATTTGAGTTTGATGCGGAAGATGGAGATTATGTTGTTAATGGACCTGCTTCTGATAGTAAAAGTAAACAGATAAACTCTCTTATAAACTATGCAATGAATGAATTAAAAAAAGAAGGGGTTGACATACGGGTAGGAAATCCTAAAATAAAGAATAGAGATAGAGTTCCACTTATAACAGCTTCTTCTGAAACGTATATACCAAGAGTCATTGCAGAAAAAATAGGGTATCCAATACTAGAAGCTATAAACAATTCAGGTAAATCTGAAGTAACTAGATTAAAGAATAAACTTAACGACGAGCCTACAGATGAAAGTAAATATGCTGCTTATGAAGGAATGCGTGTAAGAAATCCAGAGCAAGGATTTTTGTTTCGTAAACCCCCTTTAAATACTACAGATTCTAACATAGGCAAGTATAAGGATGCGTTTGTTCCCGGTATATCTGACCAACCAATAGAAATGACTTTAGATCAAGAAAAATTTTTTGGTGATTACACGTTTGGGGATATTAAAAAAGCAATTAAAAAGACAGAGATACAAGGTTTTGAAAAAAATCCTTACATATTTACAGGCGTAAAGGCTAAGAAAGGTAAGAGTAGTTCTGCATTTGGTCCTATGCAAATAACTAAAAGTTTAATAGAAGATTTTGAAAATAGAAGTCCTGAGTATAAAACTTTAAATAACGAAGAAAAAAAATACTTACAAGCTTTAAAATTACAAGGTGAAGACAAGATAAACAAAGAATTGTATGGCGTTCTTAAACGTGGTCCTGCAGAAATGAGACAAGACGTTGATGTAAGAAAAGTATACGGCAAAAAATCAGAGGAGTTGAAGCCTTACGGAAAAGGTACTATCGATCCAAAGATGCACAAAAAGTATTACGATAAAATTGCTGATGTAATTCTTCTTCACAAATTAAAAGATCACAAAACTATAGAAGACGCACTTGCATCTTATGGAGAAGGTGCAGGTTACGGAGAGAAAGTTTTAAATGATTTATTGGATATTATACAAATAAAATAATATCTAAATAAAATTCGTCAGCTACCCACACATGTGGCCCTGACAGACCGAAGCAGCTACCCACAGCCAGTGGCACTGCAAGAATGAGGTAAAAACTATGGCAAAACAACAAGTTCGTGGTGCAAGAGCCAACAAACCAAATGACTCCGATGGAGTTATAAACAATCCTAATCTTTATCGTGGTAAATATCGTGATGATGTTTACAAAGACGATGAAGAAGAGCAAACTCAAGACCCCACATTAGAAGTGGCTACTCAAGAGGAAGAAGAGGAAACTTTCGTATCTACAAAGAGAGAAGAGACTGCTCCAGAGCATGATTACAAGAAACGGTATGATGATTTGAAGCGTCACTACGATCAGAAGATACAGGAGTTTAAGACAAAAGAACAACAGTTAGAAAGTGCAATGCAACAATCTAATATGAATGTTCCGCTACCTAAAACTCCAGAAGAACTAGAAAAGTTTAGACAAGATTATCCTGATGTTTATGATGTAATGCAAACTATAGCTGCGGAAAAAGCTAATCAGCAAGCTCAACAACTTCAAGAAGAACTTAAAACTTTGAAAGCTCGTGAGAAAGAAAATTTGGTTAAGGTCGCCTATCGTGAACTAAAGACTTTACATCCTGATTTTGAAGAAATAAAACAAGATGAAAAGTTTTTACAGTGGTTAGAAGAACAACCCACCACTATCAGTGATGGTGTGTTAAAAAATAACACAAATGCTCGACTAGCTGCTAGGGTTATTGATCTCTACAAAGCAGACGCAGGGATCACAACCAAAAAACAACAGAGTAAAAAACCCGATGTTTCTGCTGCAATGGCTGTTACATCTCCCAGAGTAAAGGAGATAAGAACTGATGCCAACGCAAATAAGAAAATTTGGAAAGGCTCTGACATCGCCAGACTTAAACCGTGGGAGTTCGAGAAGCTTGAAGCTGATATCGATCTAGCACGGCAAGAAGGGCGAATTGACATGAACAGCTAAAACCTCAAAAAAGGAGAGAGAAAAATGGCTTTCAATTCCGCTTCTGGGTACAATAATTTACCGTCAGGTAATTTTGCTCCTCAGATATTTAGCCAAAAAGTTCTCAAATTCTTCAGACGTGCTTCGGTTGCAGAAGATATTACGAATACCGATTACACTGGTGAAATTGAAAACTTTGGTGACACTGTAAATATTATCAAAGAACCAACAATAACTGTATCTAGTTATTCAAGGGGTTCTGTGGTAAACACTCAAGACTTGGCAGACGATCAAATTACATTGACCGTTGACCAAGCTAACGCATTTGCATTTAAAATCGATGACATTGAAGAGAGACACTCTCATGTCAACTTTGAAGCATTAGCAACTTCTTCAGGTGCTTTTTCTTTAAAGAGAAAATACGATGCAAACGTGTTGCAAACATTAGCAAATGGTGCAGGTATTGCAGGTGCTGATGATGCAAGTTTAGCAGGTGGTTTAATAACTACTGCGTCAACTTTAGGTACAGCAGCTTCTCCTATTAACGTAGAAACTGACGATGCAGGTATCAACCTCATGCTATTAATGGCAAGAGTGCTTGACGACCAGTCTGTGCCAGAAGAGAACAGATGGTTTGTTGCTCCTCCTATCTTCTACGAGAAGATGTTTCAAGCAGGTAACAAGATTGCTGAAGTACAGGTAACTGGCGATGCAACTTCTAACCTAAGAAACGGACTTGCAACAATCGGTACACTTGCAGGATTTAAATGCTACAAGTCTACTGCATTAAACAGCACAGCAGGCACAGACCAAGTAACAATGTCAGGACTAGCAACAGATGGTTCTGAAAATCTTGTTTTAGCAGGTCACATTTCTGCTGCAGCTACAGCGTCTCACATCGCAAAGACTGAAGTGGTACGTTCAACTGAATCATTCTCTGACGTTGTTAGAGGGTTACATGTCTTCGGAAGAAAAGTCCTTAGACCTGAAGCTCTTGTACGTGGCGTCATTGACTTTGCTTAATAGGGAGACTAGATAATGGCTACTTATACTATTACGAATGCTGTTGCAGGTGTTCCTATCGGCATTAAACCTCAAATCGTGGAAGTTGTTCTTGACTTCTCATCAACAAGTCTGACTACATCCGACTCAGTAGAAGTTTTTGAACTTCCTGCTAACAGTTTGGTTCTTATGGCAGGTCTTG